CAAGATGCGGTGCTTAGTCAAGGCGATTGCCATGCACGGGTTGGGTCATTACATCTACGCTGGCGAAGACTTGCCAAGGGCTGAGTCAATCAGCGAAGACGAACTGAAAGCATTATCCGACATGATCGAGGTGACTGAAACCGATACGGACAGGCTGCTTAAGCATTTCAAAATTGAATCACTGCAGGCGATGGATTCCTCGCAATGTCGGCAAGCAATGACTTTGCTGAAGCATAAGGTGAAAGAGTGATAAATTTATCGGACAACGTGCGCGTAACTGCTGACGCTATGCAATTTATCTTGCAGCATAAAACTCAGCCCGAAAATGGAAAGGAGGGCAAATGGAAGCCAGTGGCGTATTATCGCACGATTAATCAACTGTCGGCCAGCGTGGCTCACTCTGTTGTTTATGAAGCTGTCAAAGACTGCGACAACGTAAGTCGCCTATACGGCACGATACAGGCGTTTATTGATCGGGCTGAACTGTCGCTCACCGATAAAGCCCTAGAGCGGCTAAAGAATATGGAAACGGCGGAGTGATTATTCACAACGTAGAGCAAGGCACCCCAGAGTGGCTCAGGCTGCGAATGGGAGTGCCTACAGCGTCAAGATTTGGCGAGGTCTACACGGCAACATGCAAGCCTAGCGCCAGCGCAGAAAGTTATATGTATTCGCTGCTGGCTGAAATCAGGGCTAATGAACCGGCAGAATCGTTTACCAGTGAAGCGATGGAACGCGGAACAATGCTTGAACCTGAAGCGGTGACGGCTTATGAGATGATGAAAGATCGATCTATGGAAACAATCGGCTTCGTGACCAACGACGCGGGAACTATTGGCTGTTCGCCTGATCGAATGGGCCTTGAGGTCAAATGTCCGGCGCTGAAAACTCACTTGAAGTATTTGATTGACGGAAAGTGTCCGACAAAATACATTCCGCAGGTGCAAGGCTGCATCTGGCTATGCGAACAAGATCAATGGGACTTCATGAGTTATCACCCTGACGAACGACCATTGATTGTTACTGTAAAACGTGATGAAAACTACATTGCTGGATTATCCAAGCATTTGAATGAATTTATTGATAAACTAACTAACGCGAAAGCAAAACTGGAGAGTGGGAAATGGTAAAATTTAATGTTACTCAAGCAAAAACGATTCCTGGGCGAGATAAAGCCGTATGGATTCGGCATGGTATAGCGTTCCAAAACGATCAGGGAAAAATTAGAGTCAAATTGGAGTCAATTCCAATTCCTGACGAAAAGGGCGAAATCTGGCTGTCATTGTTTGAGGATAATGGCGAGCGTAGCCAACAAGGCAGTCAATCGTCGCGACCAGCGCGACAGGGACCCGAAGATGATTTTGGCGGTGATATACCATTCTAATAAGGTGGCCAGATGTCTGCGATAGAATTTATCAATGGCGTCTGGCCTGTTGTTATCGGCTTTATTACTTTGGTCATAGTGCTGGCAAAAATGCACTCAGAAATTGAAACGCTGAAAGAAAAGGTGAAAACACTTTTTGACTTATGGAACAGTAAGAAATGATTGAGTTGATCAGATTTGGGTTATTCAAAGACCGAACAATTGGGAGGCTTATTTATGAGGGAGATGTTTTCTACACTGTCGAAAAACCTTGGCTTGATAATCAACAGAACGTCAGTTGCATTCCGACAGGAATTTATCAACTTGGTCGCGTTAATTCGCCCAAGTTTGGCCCAGCTACTTGGGAAGTTAAAAATGTTCCTAACCGCAGTCATATTCTCATTCATGCAGGCAATACTGCTCATGATGTTATTGGTTGCCTCGCTGTTGGTGTGGGTGTTTTTGGTCAGCTTCAAGGCGTATCAAGCAGCCGAAAAGCGATTGAAAACCTGTATTTAATGATGAGCAATAAAATAACCGAAGAAATCACGATCAAAGAAGGCGTATTGTTTTAGTGGGAATTTTTGGACAACTATTTGGAAGCGAGAAGGTGATGGACGCTGCAATAGGCGGTATCACCAAAGGTTTCGATGCGTTGGTATACACTGACGAAGAAAAGGCCGGTGACGCTGCCAAGGAGAGGTCTGAGGCCAGATCAATGATCGTTGACTGGATAAAGAACAGCCAGGGCCAGAACATTGCTAGACGATTGATAGCACTGATCATCACAATAGTCTGGTTACTGATGTACCTTGTATCAACCGGCCTCGATGTCGCAGTGGTCTGGATGGACGATTCATTACGAAGTCAGGTAGCTCAATCAGCCGTCTCAATAGGCGAAAGAGCCGACAGTATGACTGGTGCGATGATGGTAATCATTTCTTTTTATTTTGCGGCACCCCACATGGATAAGATAATTGGGGTTGCATTGGGTAAATTCGGGGGCAAAAAATGACAGATTTGAATATTGAATATTTGCTGGCTACGGATTTAATTCCGTACGAGAACAACTCGCGTACTCATAGTCAGCAGCAAATAGATCAGATCAAGCGCAGTATCGAAGAGTTTGGATTCACTAATCCGATTTTGATTGATGAGCATAATAATATTATAGCTGGTCATGGAAGGCTCCAGGCTGCCGAGGAACTGGGCATTAAGTTAGTGCCTACTATCACGCTAAACGGCTTAACAAAATCCCAGCGGAAAGCGTACGTTATTGCGGACAATAAACTGGCTTTGAATGCTGGATGGGATTTGGATGTTTTAAGGTTGGAAATCGATTTGCTTGGCTCTATGGATTTTGACTTAAATTTACTTGGGTTTGATTTTCAAGAGCTTTCAACATTGACAGACATAGACGGAGAGTTTCCAGAGCTTATTGACGGAGATAAAGAGCCGTTTCAGAAAAAAACGTTTACATTGCATGATGAACAGGCATCTTTAATCGATGACGCAGTTTTAAAGGCTAGGACTAACCCATTAATAGACGAAGGCATCAACGATAATTCAAACGGCAATGCTCTTACATTTATTTGCAAGCAATGGCTAGAAAATGCCCAGCGCTAAAGAAATACAAATAAGGCTGATAAAAAAACACGCTGCAGCAGCAATAATTCAGAAGTATCATTATTCAGGTAAAGCGACACAAAATAGCCAGTTAAACTTTGGCGTATTTATAAATGATAAACTTGAGGGAGCCTTACAGTTTGGGCCTCCAATAGATCGCCGAAAACTATTGCCTCTTGTAAAAGGCTCAAAGTGGGGCGATATGATAGAGTTAAACCGAATGGCTTTTGGACCTTTGCTGCCCAAATTCAGCGAAAGTCGCGCAATTGCTGTTTGTATGAGAATAATCAAAAAACAATACAGTCAAATCAAATGGGTAGTCAGTTTTGCTGATGGAACTCAATGCGGAGACGGCACGATTTATAGGGCTAGTGGATTTGTGTTAACATCGATCAACAAAAACTCAACAATTGCTCGTCTTCCATCTGGCGAAATTGTAGCAATGCACGGAACGTCCAAAAGAGATATGAGTGGCGCAGAAAGATTGGCGGGACACCAGTTGCGATACATAAAATTTCTGTACGAATCAGAAAAGCAAAATTTAACAGTTCCAATTATACCGTTCGAAGAGATTGACAAGCGGAACGCCGGAATGTATTTAGGTGAGAAAAAATCGATCAAACAAAGGCGTGCAAAAAAGCAGGAGTTAGAGATCCCCTCTAATCTGGGCGGTGCGATTCCGACCTGCACGCTCCAATCTATTTCATCTGATGATTTATGTGACCATGTAACGACTGACTGATAATTTTGTCGCTATATAAAAGAGATTATGAATGACTAACCCTGTGGGTAGGCCAAGAATAGAAATTGACGTTGAAGAATTGAAGCGGTTGTGCCGTTTGAATTGTACAATGGAAGAAATTGCAGCATTTTTTGGGTGCGATAAAAAAACCATAGAACGTCGATACGCAGATGAAATTGATTTTCAGCAAGCAATCGATCAAGGCAGAGGTTTGGGCAGATTGTCGGTAAGACGCAAACAAATGCAGATCATGGACGAACAAAACTCAGCAACGATGGCAATCTGGCTGGGCAAACAATTGCTTGGTCAACGCGACCATCAAGATATTACAACGGACAACAAACCTATCAGTATCAACATAATCAACCCAAATGGCTGACATAGCGCCTACAAGCCCTCAATTTGAGTACATCATGAGCCAAGCTCGATATCCTGCATTGGTAGCAGGCTTTGGAGCAGGCAAGACTGAAGCGGCAATCAAACGCAGTATTATCGGCAAATTAATGAACCCTGAGTGTGATCGAGGTTTTTACGCTCCAACCTATGACCTGATTAGAATGATTGCATTTCCAAGGTTTGAGCAAGCATTGGAGGAAATGGGCATTCCTTATCGGTTGTACAAGTCGCCATTAAACTACATTGAAATCGGCGGCAAGGGCAAAATCTACTTCAGATCAATGGATGCGCCTCATCGAATTATTGGCTACGAACACGCAGACGCTGACGTTGACGAACTGGACACAATGAAGCCTGATGATGCGGCTTATGCTTGGCGACAGATCGTTGCTCGAAATCGACAAAAGAAGGCCAGCGGCAGCGCCAATTCAGTAGGCGTAACAACAACGCCAGAAGGGTTTAAGTTTGTATACGAGACATGGAAGAAAGACCCAAAGCCAGGATATCAGATCATTCAAGCGCCAACGAAAAGCAATCCACATTTGCCTGAAGGTTATATTCAATCGCTGACAGACATATATCCGTCGAACCTGCTGGCAGCATACCTTGAAGGCCAGTTTGTTAACTTGCAAAGCGGCACGGTCTATAGTTCTTATGATCGGATAGCTTGTCGCAGCTCTGAGACTGTCAACGATGGCGAGTTGCTTAATATAGGCATGGACTTTAACGTGACCAATATGAGCGCGGTTGTATATGTTTCCCGTGGAACAGTCTGGCATGCTGTTGACGAGTTCAAGGGAATATATGACACGCCAAACATGATCAGAGTGATCCAGGAAAAATACCCTAATCATTCGATCAGAATCTACCCTGACGCATCAGGCCGAAGTCGTAAATCAGTCGATGCTTCAATATCTGACATTTCCTTGCTAGAATCAGCAGGATTTGTTATATACGCCAACCGATCCAATCCACTGGTCAAAGATCGAGTTGTCGCAACTAACGTCGCATTCGAGAAAGGGCGCGTTAAAATCAACGATCAGGCATGTCCTGAATATGCGCGTTGCATGGAGCAACTGGCCTATGATGCCAATGGATCGCCAGACAAAAAAAGCAACCTTGACCACCTTCCCGATGCGGGAACCTACCCCATCGCCTATGAAATGCCCGTTGTGAAGCCGGTGGCCGATCTACGCATCAGATTTGTGAGATAACTATGCCAGTCGATACGCCATGTGCCGAATACAGCAACAACGTCAACAAATGGAAATTAGTCCGTGATTGCGATGAAGGATCATCCGCGATCAAATCAAGAGCCAAGGGCGCTGAAGGAATGCTTGGCGGTCTTGCCGGTACAGCCTATCTGCCGCCGCCGAATGCCAATGATGGTAGCGCAGATAATAAGCTCAGATATAGGGCATACGTCGAACGAGCCAGTTACGTCAATTTCACGGGCCACACTAAAGAAGGCATGCTTGGCATGGTGTTTAGGCGGCCCAGCACAATCGAACTGGACACGAACATTGAATATATGCTGGATGATGCTAATGGCGACGGCCTGTCAATAGAACAGATGATCAAGGATGCTGCTGGCGAGACTTTGATGGTCGGACGATACGGTTTGCTGGTTGATTACCCGTCAGCCCCAATGGGCCTCACAGACGCTGAGGTAAGGGCATTAGAGCTTAGAGCCACAATCCTGCCGTATCCTGCCGAATCAATCATAAACTGGCGAACCGAAAATATTGGAGGCGTTAAACGGCTGTCATTGGTAGTTCTGCGCGAACCGACAATGAAGTATAGCGATGACGGTTTTGAGGCAACTGAGTGCATTTATCATCGAGTGCTGCGAATGGATGACGGTATATACGTCCAAAATTTGTACGATGAAAACAATGAGCTGATTATGTTTGGCACAAGCCAAGAATCAGATGATGATGATGATGATTATGAGGGCGCTGAATATAATATTTATCCGCGCAAGATGGACGGCTCACTATGGGACGAAATCCCGTTTGTGTTCGTTGGGTCAGTCAACAACGATGAATCAGTAGACAAAGCCCCGTTGTATGATATTGCCGAGCTTAACGTAAGCCATTACCGCAATTCGGCAGACTATGAAGAGTCCAGTTTTCTCGTTGGTCAACCGACCCCAGTATTTGTTGGCTTGACTCAATCATGGGTTGAGCAAAACATGAGCGCGGGTATTTCAATGGGTTCACGGTCAGGCATCATGCTTCCAGAAGGCGGCAACGCTATGTTGCTTCAGGCTGGTGAGAATCAAATGCCACTCAA